AGTCAATTCTACATTAACATGAATAGTTCTGTGTCTTGGTGTCAATCTATTATAACACCAATTAACTAAATTCTCAACAAGTCGTCTTTGTTTTTTAGTGCCACCCTCTACATCTACAGTATTCATCTTACCTCTCCTATTTGCGTTGGGGGTTAAACAAAAACTGTTAACCCCCTTTGGGTCACATTCACATTGTCTCATCATATATTTATAGTGACCACGACACTTGCTATTGTGATGATGAGGTTGAGAGGTCGCAAGTGTCAAACTGTTCATTAGGAAAATAACTCTTTTATAAAATATAATGTAAAACCTATCATTCCGATATGTACAAATACTGTTAAAGTTTCGTTAATCATAGTCACCTCCTAACTTAAATATAAAGGACCAGTCCATTGAATAGGATAATTACCTGAAAGAACATTACCTCTTGCTCTGTTCTTGGCAGGTGCTTTCCATGATGCAGCTTTAAGAATATCACCTTTCTTAAACTGAGGTTGTCCACCAGGTGTGAACATATCTTCTTTTACAATGAAACCAAAAACTGATCTCTGATTTGATCTACCTGTAGTGATTTTGAAAAATTTAGAACCACCAACTTCTAATTGAATATTGTCTTCATATTCTTTTATCATATTTTCATTGTTGATAAATTCTTTGTAATCTTGGATTGCAGCTTCCTTTAGAAACTCAAATCCTTCTTCGATTGTGTTTGCTGATTTATTTACTGTTTGCATAATAAGTACCTCTCATTCTTACTATATAATACCACGAAATGAGATATATGTCAAGGGTTATTTTTAATAATTTTTCCCTAAAATCCACCCTACAAGACTCTTTCGAATGCCCGATTTTACTGGGTTTACACGATGCCAAAAATCTGATTTGAAGAATATTGCCTCATTTTTACCGAGACGGAATGTCGCATGTCTTAATTCTTTACTAGGATGACCGTATTCTAAGTCAAAATCACCACCCTCATAATTATCATTCAAAAGTAATGAAAATGATATTTTTCTAATACGATTATCTGCATATGGTTTTGTGTGTTGATCAATATGCCATCCATATTCTCCACCTGCCCCATACTCTGTATATTGTAGTGGTTCTATGCCATCTATTTGAAAATTCCATCCAGCTTCTTTATTAACCAGTTTAGTATATTCTAAAAATCTATCTAATGTTGGTCTATCATTTATCCAACGTATCTCAGATATTCTTGCAGTATGACCACTACTATCATTTGTTTTTGCATCTTCTTTACTTCCACCATCTACATTTATTTTAAATGGTGGTTGTTTAATTAAATATGGTTCACCTATTCTCATGCTTTCGCAAATTCATCATTCCAACCAAATGCTTCTTTTACAACTTCTTTAGATAATCCTTTGTAGATCTGATGCAACTTTTTATCTTTTGCGTTTATAACAAGTTTTGCTTCAGTTTCATGTAGACCTTCTAACAATTGTATAAACATAAGTTCTTTTTTGTATTGTGGTGTATCATTATCACCACCTTTAATATAGTGATATAATTTTTTTGCCTCTGATGCTAATCTTGTGTGTTCAGTTCCAGCAGGTGCATCGTTTGGTTTAAATGGTACATCTCCTACTGGTAGAACCCATTCTATTTTAGGATCAAATGATGATTTAATAACCATTCTTAATGATTGGTTATCATGATATTTTAGTATTCTTACTTTTTCTTCTTTTGTTTTTGCTTTATGCACTTTGTCTAGTATTTCTGAAAATAATAATGAATTACTAGAATTCAATACTGTGCCAGGTAATGGTTTGTTCATTAGAAATCTCCTATTGAGTCAGTTAGTTCTTTTAGTTTATTTTCGATAAAGTAAGTTAACATTTTACTTCTATCGCCACATGGTGCTTCTGAAAATTCTTTGAGAATATTTGTTTGAATATCAACTGGTATACATTCTAAGTCTATAAGATTTTTATTACGACTATAATTACGAACTACTTCATCAGTTGCCATAGTATTATCAAAGTTGCCATCTTTCCATGCTTCTATTTTCTTTTTACTAAGTGGTTTTTGTCTTAGACCTTCAACAAACACATTATCATTTGATAAAACATTCGGAATGCCATCAGACGAATCACCTTTTAATATATGTACTTTTATATATTCTTTTGGGTCCTCACCATTTATAGTTTTTTTTAGTATAGGTGAATATTGTGATACATTAGAAAATTTTTGTAATTGAATAAAATCTTTATCACCTGAAACTATCATAATTTTTTCATCGGGATATTTTTTTGCTAAAGTTCCTATGACATCATCTGCCTCTGCACCATGCACTTCAATTACTTTGTAAGGCAGATAATCTTTTATTTCTTGTTTTATTTTATTAAGACACTCAAAGATAGATTCCCAATCTTTACTATCTTTACTTCTGGCTTTTCTACGATTTTGTTTATAGTGTGGAAAAAAATCTCTACGCCAATAATGTTTACTATCATATGCCAAAACAATCTCACCATACTCTTCATTAAACTCTTGACGATGCATACGTATTGAATTAAGTATCATATGACGAACCATACCAACATCAGGTTTATCCGTCTTTTCCATATTCAAATGCATCATCAAACCTGCCAATGAGATTTGATTCATATCAAGTATTATCATTTATCCTCTGTCAATTCTTTTACTTTATCTATATTAACGCTATGATACGATATATCTAAGTTATTGTCAACAGATTTTTCGGTCATAATCTTTTCAACAAGGTCATTTAATATATGTTTGTAACCCATATCTTTATAACAGACTGCTCTGACACATTCATTTAAAAATGGTATGTACATTTTCATTGTGCCAGATGTTACATCAATACCATTCTCTTGAAAATTTGTAATCGCATTAACCACGATACTTTCTGCAAGTTCCTCTACGAACTCTATGTCTTCACGAACCCTACTATTTTCTTCTGGTGATATTGTCACCACTCTTTTCCACGGTCCTTTTATTATGTTGTCTGTCATTAAATTTTTCCTTCAAATCAAAAAATCGTAATACGTCTTTGACTCTCATTGACATATTATCAGTTCTAGATTTGCGTTTTAGTTTTTCGTATTCTGCGTATTCATCAATACTCATGTTCCATTTGTGCAACTTTTTTTAACCACCTTTTTTTACCTGCTTTTTTAGCAAGTCTTTTTTTCTCTGATGGCTTTTGAAAAAACTGTCGTTCTTTTATTTCTTGTAGAATCCCAGCATTCTTAACCATTCTTTTTAACTTCCTCATTGCCTTGTCAACATTATTGTCTTTAACAATAACATGAAGACCTTCAGTCCTTTCAAAGTTTGGTTTCTTTCTATATTGTTTCAAGTTTACTCCTTTATTTTATTTAGTTGATAAAACTGAAAATATTACAGACAACCATTCAAAGACTGTTCCGTAATCTACTAAAGTTAGTAGGGCGCCTATTGCCATCCAAAATAATGCTCTTAACATTTTTATATTGGCCCACAAAATTGACCATTCTCATAGAACGGTGACATTTCTTCTGTAAATTCAGGTAAGAAGTCATATTTAAAAAACTGTCTACCATTATATGATTGACAATAATCATAGTAAAAATCAGAATCACTATAAGGTGTATCTTCATTTCCAAACTCATCATTGTAAGTATGATAATATTCAGAACCATGTATCATTTCTACACCAGATACACCTGTAAAATTACTTACATCTTCTTTGTAATTTTTATCACAAAATATTTTAATCTTGTCATGTAATTTAGAAGACGACAATCTATCAAGTTGTGATAAAGGTGCGTTTCTAAAAATTGTATAATAAGTTTTGAAATAAGGATCATACTTTTCAGAATCATCCTTATATTCTCGCCAATAAACTAAATGTAATGTTCCTTGTTTACTCAATTATGCATACTCCTTATCAAATAAGTTAACTGCGATTTTCTCAGCAGTCGGCATATGGTGATAACCGATACTGCATTTGAAAAAGTAATCACTAATAAATTCTTTTGCAAGAACTAAGTGATCCTCTGAAATACGTCCATTTCTTAGACGTACAATCACATGACCGTCATCATGAACAACTTTAACTTTTCCACGTTGTTCAGGTCTTCCGGCACCCCAATGTGCGACAATTTGGTCACCTTTTTTGATTTCTATAGACATTTGATTACCTCTCATTTTGTTCATCTATTATCAGAATAACAGGTATTTGACCATATTGTCAAGGGTTAAATTGGGTTAAAAAATGCCCGAAAAATAAGGATTTTTTGATATCTAGGGGGTTATTTTCCCTGTCCTCGATACTTTTTAAACGATCTTCTCTTGTTTTTATTCATGGATGACATCTTTAGATTTCTGCGTCCTAGAGATGTCTTTTTATTGACAGGTTCGTATGCTGTGTTTGTTTGTATCATTCTTGCCATAGTATTTCCTTCACATCACTGGTTTGTAAATAGTGATTAATTCTTCCTTTCCTTTTACTTTAATCTTATCAACTTCTATTGATTTGATGTTCGTAAGTTGTTCTTTTGTATAAGATGAGTAAAGTGTTGATACAACCTTACCATTCTTATCTTTGTAGTTCCTAGTTTGAGCCTCTAATCGTGCAGCCAAATTAACAGCATCACCAATTACAGAATAATCAAATCTAGTGTCACTTCCCATATTACCAACAATGCAAGTGCCTGTATTGACACCTGATCCTATATTGATTTCTGGTAAACCTTTTTTCTTAAATTCTTCTTTTAGTTTTTCAGTTTCAATCGCACATTCAATACTTGTCTTGACTGCC